TTTATTTAATATATTATACCATATTTAAGAGAAAAGGAGGAAAATTGTGGCAAAAAATTTGGAGCTGAACATAGTTCTAGGTGCGGCGGTGGCTAGTGCTATTAGTGGAATGAGCCAAGTTGCAAATGCTTTAAAAAATACGACGAAATCTGTCAAAGAATTTGAAAAAGAAATCAAAAGCATGGAAAAAGCACAAAAAGCGTTTCAAAATATGGACAAGGCTCGTGACGGATTAAATAAAATTAATTCGGAGTATAAAAAAGCTGCTGAACATTTGCAAAAATTGAAAACCGAATACGAAAGAACTGGAAGCAGTAATAAACAACTGGCTAAGGAAATAGAACAGGCAGAAAAAAATGTTGGAAAACTGAATAAGCAAAAAGAACGGCAACAGCATGTGTTTGAAGCTGCAAGAAGTAAGATAGAAGCGGAAGGCGCTAGTTTATCTAACTATAGAAGCAAGGTTCAGGAAGTAGAAAAAGAAATCGAGAAAATGAATAAACTGAAAGAAGCTCAAAAAAGATATGATGCTAGGCAAGAATCTATTGGGAGAATGAAAGACTTCGGGGATAAACAAATAGCGCAAGGTATGGGAGTGGCAGGAGCTTTGGCTGTTCCTGTAAAGATTGCTCTTGATACCCGAGAAAGTCAAGCTGATTTAAAAAAAATGGTAAACGGTGCTGAAAAATATTATGGAAAACTTAGAAATATTTCGGAAAGGTCAGCTTTATCTCAAGCCAAAGTGTTTGAAATGGCTGGAGCTTTGGCACAGTCAGGAATACAAGAAAAGGATTTAGTGGAATATACTGAACAGGCAAATAAAATTGCTGTTGCATTTGATATAGATGCTGCGGCAGCTGGAAATTTTTTAGCTAAGACAAAAGAACAACTAGGTTTAGGAAAGGAAGAGTTGTTTGCATATTCTAATGCTATCAATCATATGTCAGATAACAGTGCCTCACGCGCAGCTGAATTGACAGAAATATCAGGTAGAGTCGGTGGGATTGCAAAAGGAGCTGGTGTATCAAATTCAGCATTATTAGGATTATCAGCAACTTTGGTGTCTTTTAATAAAACTCCAGAACAAGCTGCAACAGGACTTAAAAATTTCTTTGGAGCTTTAACTAAAGGTAGTGCAACTTCTAAAAAAGCAACAAATGCTTTCAAAAGCATAGGTTTAGATGTTAATAAATTAGCTGCAGATATGCAAAGAGATGGAGAAGGAACTATCTTGAGAGTTCTTCAAAAAATTAAGGAATCAGATCCTACTCAACAAGGGGCGTTAATTTCCACAATATTTGGAGAAGAAGCGAAATCATCTGTTCAGGATATGGTAAATAATCTTGATAAGGTTAAAGCAAATTTAAAAGAAGCTAAAAAAGGATTTGGAACGGATGCAGTCAATGTTGAATATAAAAACAGAATGAATACTCCTTTAAATAAAATGTTAGAAGCTAAGAACAAAGTAGTTAATTCGATGGGAGATTTAGGTAATGCTTTAATGCCAACAATTACTGGAGCATTAGAAAAGTTAAGCCCTTTGATAGAAAAAGTTTCTCAATTTATTCAGAAAAACCCACAATTAGCAGCAGGAATTATGAAAGCTGTAGCGGGATTTGCAGCATTTAAAATAGGGCTTGGTGGCTTGGCAAAAGGATTTGCACTAGTTTTTAGTGGGATATCTAAAGGAATTAATATATTTGATAAGTTTAAAGCGGCTGGGAGTTTTGCAGAAGGATTTAAAACAGCATTTCCGACAATAAGCAAAGTTGGCTCAATGTTCAAAAAAGTAGGATTGGCAATTAAAGCAGCTTTTATAGCAAATCCTGTTATTTTAATAATTGTTGCAATAGTGGCTGTTATAGCAATTGTTGTAGTTTTATATAATAAATGTGCTTGGTTTAGAAATGGAGTGAATGCGATATTTAAAGCAGTAGCTAACTTTATAAAACAAGTCTGGCAAGGGATAAAGCCGACAGTAATGAATGTGATAACAGGAATAAAAAATATTGTTAAACAAGGTGTTGATTTTATTAAACTAGTTTGGAAAATAATTAAGCCAACAGTAATGGAAGTATGGAATGCTATTAAGACGGCAGCAAGCGTTGCAATGAAAGGAATAACGATACTTGTAAAAGCATCTATCGCTGTTTTAAAAGCTGTATGGAAAGTTTTGAAACCTGTTGTGGTTGCTGTTTGGAATGAAATCAAAGCAGTTGTGCTTGTGGTGATTAAAATAATAGCTGTATATATTAAGACATACATTAATATTATAAAAGCAGCTTGGAAAGTATTGACAATAGCTATAAAGGTTGTATGGACCGTAATAAAAGCTGTAATTTTAGTTGTTATTGTTGCTATTGTCGTTGTAATCAGGACAAATATTATGATAATAAAAACTATATGGAAAGGTTTAGTTGCTGTTGCACGATTTGTTTGGAATGCAATTAAAGGTGTGGCTATTCCTGTGTGGAATGCTATAAAAGCAGCTGCAATAGCATTGTGGAACGGTTTAAAATCCGGAATAACAGCAGTAGGTTCATTCTTTAAATCAACCTGGGAAGGTATAAAAGGAGCTGCAATTGCTGTGTGGAATGGTATTAAATCAGCATTCGATGCAGTTGTTGGCGGATTAAAAAGTGCAATTAGCGGCGTTGTAAGTTTTTTTACAGATAAATGGAACGGCTTAAAAAATATGGTTTCAAAAGGGCTTGGAGCAGTTGGGAATTTTTTAGGATTCGGGAAAAATGCAGCAGGAACCAACTACTGGAGTGGAGGACTTACAACGGTAGCAGAGCGTGGAGCAGAATTAATTCAAATGCCTGGCAAACCAGCCTTTTTAGCAGAACACGAAATGTTATTGAATTTACCTCGTGGTACTCAAATCTTGAATAATCGTGAAACTAAAAATAGCTTTAGAGATAAGATTAGTGGACTAAAAGAGAGAATGTCAGGACTTAGAAGTAATGAAGGTTCAAGTGGTGGAGATGTTATCAATATTAGCATAACAGTAAATGGGAATGCTGACACTAGCGCAATTGAGAAAGCGGTAATGAGAGCATTGGCGAAAGCTAAAAATAAAAAAGAAAGGACGGCGTTTGGATAATGACAAATGTTAGAGTTTACAGGACACAAAGTGGTGACACTTGGGACTTGATAGCTTACAGAGTTTACGGAAGTGAAGGATATTATCATGATCTTATTAGAAGTAATTTAGCTTTAATCGACATCGCTGTTTTTGACGCAAATGTTCCAATTATCATTCCTGAAATTGCTGAAGAAAGTGATAATGATACAAGTTTACCGCCGTGGAAGAGAGGTGAATAGGAATGGCTTTTGCTAGAAGTATTAGGGTTATAGTTATATTTAATAAAGTTGATATTTCTGATGAGATAGCGCATTCTATTTCATCTCTTAACTACACGGACAATTCCAAAAATGCTATAGATGATTTAGAAATAGAACTAGAAAATTTAGATTATAGATGGCTTAAAGAGTGATATCCTGATGAGAACACTCAATTACTTGTTGGGATTCACGAAGAATTGGAAAATGAAACTAATTTTTTGGACTTGGGAACTTTTTATGTGGATGAGCCGACTTTTGAAGACCATAAACTTACTTTAAAGTGCTTGGCTTTGCCGCTTGATCAGAATATTAGAGACCAGAAAAATAGTGTCGCTTGGGAGAGTATAACTTTGAAAGAGCTTGTTACACGGATTGCAAATAAACACGAAATGAATGCAGAGATTTATGCAGAGAATGTGTTTTTTGAGAGATTAGACCAAAATCAGGAAACGGATTTAGCCTTTATTAACCGAGTTATAAAAGAGATTGGCTTGAATATGAAAGTATCTGATGACAAGATAATTATTTTTGATGACGAAGAAATGGAAAAAAATGATACTATTGAAGTTTTTAACATTAAAGACTATCGAATTAGAAGTTTCAGCTTAAAAAAGAAAAATAAAGAGATTTACGATAAAGTCGAAGTTTCGTATTATGATCCTGACAAGAAAAAGGTTGTTAAGGAAATTATCACAAAAGAGGAACTTGACAAGCGTAATCAAGTTACAACTGAAGAAAAAGAATCTAAAAGCAAAGACAGTAAGAAAACTAACAAGAAAAGCCAGAAAAAGGCTAGTAAAAAGCCAATTAAAAAGGTTAAATCCAAGAAAAAATAAGAGGCTAAAATGAAGAAAAGAAAAACAGTTAAAGAATCAAAAGAAAAATTGCAAAAGAAAGCAGAAAATAAAAAAACAAGGACTAAAAGAACTAGAACCTTAAAAGTTAGAACTAGGGGGAAGACAGAACCAAAAAAAGTTGCAAAAAAGACCTTGAAAGATAATCTTAAACAAGAATATCAGATAACTTTAAATGTTGACGGAAGCACTAAATATTTGGCAGGAGCAATAATTGAGCTTGATGAAAGCTGGGGAAAGTTTGAGGGCAAATATATAATTGACAAGGTAACACACGAAATAAGTGGCGATTATACTTGTGAAATCACAGCAATGAAACTTGGAGCAAGAGAAAATGCAGAAAAAAATGCAATTGCCCAAACTAAAGAAGAACAAAGAAAAAAAGAAGCTGAAAAACAAGCTAAAAAGGCTAACAATAAAAAAAGTGGAAGCGGTAAAAGAACAGGTAAGAAAAGTACTAAGAAGCCAAGAAAAAGAGTAAGAGATAAGAAAAATACTAAAAAATCTAGTAAAAAGAAATAGAGTTTTAC